GGTGGGGCTACCCGAGTAGCGGTGAACATTGGTGAGCGCTTCCTGAACGACAGAAAAAAGGGCTGTCTCGATGTCCTGGGAGTAGCGGCCCAAGTCTTCAGAGATGTCGACGGTGGTGTGGATGCCGCTGCGTTCGGAGAAACCGCGGACATACCAGCTTACGGCTGGAGTGAGGCCGGCATCATCGAGGAGAGGGGGATACATCAAGTAGGAAACCAGACGGACTTCCCGGACAGCGTCTTCGGCGAAACCGCGAGCCGCCGTTAGTTGTTCGCGAGCGTCGACGTTATCTTCCGGCAAAAATTCGGCGAGATTGCCGAGAGTCATTTTCAGGGCAGCCAGGGTTTGGCCAGCCGTTTCGTGCAGGCCCCGAGCGAGCTGGCGGCGTTCATTGTCACGGATGCGAATCAACTCCTGAGACAGTTTGCGAAGATTTTCCGCGGTGCGGGTGTGCGCAGTAATGTCGTGCACCACACCGTGGATTTTCCCGGCAGAACCGTCCTTTCCAGCAATAGGCTTGCCGACAGTGTGGTAGACGCGTTCGGTACCGTCGGGCATGCGGTAGGCGGCGGTGAATTCGAAGGGACGGCATTCGGCGACGGCGCCCATGACGGTATTGCGGATGGCGTCCACATCGGGAGCCTGTATGCGCTTCCAGTGGCGCTCCAAATCCCAGTCCTGTTCACTTTGCAACCCATACATGCGCAAGAGCTGGCGTGACAGAGTGGCATGGCCGGTAGCGACGTCATATTCCCAACTGCCCACGTTGGCTATTTCTTCGGCATGAGCCAGCAGTGCTTCGCTGTCGCGCAAGCGCTCTTCTTCGCGACGGCGGTCGGTGACGTCCTGGGCCATGCCGCGAAGATGGACGACCCGTCCCTGAGGATTCCGGATTGGGATACCGCGAAGGTGCAGGATACAAGTACGACCGTCTGGGAGAAGGAAACGAGCTTCGTAGTCGAGAGGACGCGCTTCGTCGATTGCCCGTTGATGCTCACGCCGGGCCCACCCACGGTCTTCGGGATGGACCATATTCCAAAAACGATCAATCGTGGGAGGGCGGGTTCCGGGATCAAGGCCAAGAAGCCGGTAGCGATGATCGGACCAAGTGATCTCGGAAGTTTCCACATTTAGGTCCCAGCTGCCGAGATTGGCGAGTTCCTCCGCCTGGGCGAGGAGTGCCTCGCGGTTGCGTAGCTCGTCCTCAACGAGCTTGCGTTCGGTGACATCCTGCGACATGCCCATAACGGAGACCGGATTACCAGCGTCGTCGTAAACGGGCGCCGCGCGCCGGTGCAAGATACGCGTTTCGCCGTTGGGTAAAATGCAGCGAAACTCGCTATCAAGGATTTCCTTGCTTGCGATGCACTCCTCCATCTCCCGAATCAGCCGATCACGGTCGTCGGGATGGACCATATCCAGAAACATTTTGCCTGTTATAGGCTGTTCGGGATCGATCTGGAAGTTGCGGTAAAGTTGCCTTGACCAGGTTCCCGCACCGGTTCGCAGGTCCAATTCGAAGCTGCCCATTCGGGCGAGCTCTTCGGCCTGAAGCAAGAGTGCATCGCTTTTCAGGAGCCTCTCGGTTGCTTGTTTGCGATCGGTGACATCTCGAGACAACAATCCAATTCGCCTAAACCGCTCGTCTCGAAGAGTCAGAGGAATCACCACGGACTGATACCGACGGACTCGATCAGAATGCTCGACGGTATATTCGCTATATTCCCTCTGACCAGAAGTCAGCACTCGGGAACAGGTAGCCTCCAAAATCGGGTAATGGCTCCCACCGATCAGATCGCTGATGGCTTCGCCTAAAAGTTTGGAATGGAATTGTCCAGCGAGCTTCGGGTTATATATCCACGCGCCACGAATGGTACCGTTGGCATCGAGAATAAGGGTAAACTCACCAAGAATTGCTGAGAGGTGCCGGAGAGCAGAATTTTTGTCGATATGATGAGGAGCCTGCGCGCTGCGGTGACTCAATCGCGTTTTATCGTTCGTAACTCCGCGTTTTCTGGGGGCCTGCTTCCCCTCTTCCTTACGCCGCTTCAAGCCCATAGCCGGACATCTCCCGGCATCCGCGATTGACTACAAACTCGCGCCGCCAAAACAGTCCCTATCGCGATGTTGATTGATCGGACAGTAGCGCTGCGGTACAGGTCTGTCAATCCCCAAATAAGAGATTAGTAAAAACATGTTTACGATTTAGGAATCCGCAGAAGCCGCACGGAGAGGCCGTAGTCTTGCGAATTGAAATTGGGTTTGAAGGCCACTAAGCTTCGCGGCCAAGCTGGAAGGGAAGATGTATGCAAGCATTCCGGGCCTTCTGAAATTCGGAGGGTCCGGAAACAGCTTGCGTGAAGAATGCTTCCGGACTGAAAGTGCAGCGATTATGAGAGCAAAGCGGGGATCTCTCCCGTTTCGGAACGGATCGTTCACTGCTTCACGGACGAGTTGATATCTTGTCAAATATGAGATGACTGTGATGTCGATTGCAATGCGGATGCTTTTTATTGGCAGGCCGTGCTCTCGATCGACAGCAATTCTTACCCGGTTGGGGCAAAGGGGCGTGGGAGCCTACGCGATTGAGAGCATGGGACGGGCAAAGGAACTGATTACAGGTTACAAGTTCGAACTGCTGATTTCATTGGAGAGAGTCGAGGACGGTTCGGCCTACGATTTGATGCCGTTGGTAGCCGATTATGCAGGCTCTCTGGTAGTAGGACTTCAATGTTCCAGCGGATACTTGTGGCTGACGGTGGTAGATCATGGACAAAAGGTGCTGGGCGCGAGCGCGATGGACTACAGCCAGTTGGAAGCCGAGTTGGAAGACTTACTGAGTCACCGTTCGAGGTGTGGAACGCTGAACTCAGGCTGGGTTCCGGCGGCACCATCAGAAGTTTCGCGAGAGGAGACCGAGCCGCCGGCGATTACCATCGGACCGCCGGAAGAACTACTACGAAGATCCATCGCTACTGGGGTCCCGCTGCTTGCGATACGGCCTCTACCATTGGTCAAGCTTGACGCCGCATTTCCCGCCGCAGAGCGCCTTTTACCCAACCAAAAGTAAAAGGACCGAAAGCGTCCGAGATTTCAGATTCGCGCGAGATAGCTAGGTCGGACTGAGTTGCGCTGCCCTGACTAACCGTGGCGCCGCCGCTTCTTTCCGGCGGGCTGCGGCGCCGGTTTTCCCGAATGCAGCAGACGCCACCACAGGGCAATTCCTACGATTAGAGAAAGAAGGCCCGCGGCCTGCGCGTTGGACATCCCGAGAAACGAACGCGGATTGATACGAATAAACTCGACAAGAAAGCGCTCGAGACCGGTAAGTGCCAGGTAAGCGGCGAAAACCAGCCCGGCTTGCGCGGCGGGCGTGAGTGTATTGAGGGCACGAGCTGAAATCTGTTTCGCACCGTAACGCCAGAGCCACCAGGCAATGACGCAAGCGGCGAGGAATTCATAGATAGGCGTGGGATGAACCTTGGCTGTTGTGGGAACAAGTCCGTTCGGAAAGCTCATGCCCCAAGGTAGAGAAGTGGGAGTGCCGTAGTCGCCATCGCCGGAGAGAAGACAGCCGATGCGTCCAATTCCGTAGCCCAGGGCGGCGGCGGGAGAACCTGCATCGAGCATGGTAAGCAACGGAATCTTGCGCATCCGAGCCAACCAAGCGTAAGCGGCGAAGCCAGCGATCAATCCGCCGAACCAGGCGAAACCGTACTGACTGAAAATGTGCTGCAGGGGATGGGCGAAAAATTCGGCGGGAGACTGGAGTTCGTGATAGAGCTTCGCGCCGACGATGCCAGCCAGGCAGGGGAGGGCGATGAAAGTTTCGGCCATGGCGGAGGCTGAGGCAGGATCGGGAGCAAGGCTGCGGCGAGCGATATCGGCGCGTAGGACGAAATACGCGCACACCATGGCTGAGGCAACCATCAAGCCAAAGGTAGGAATTGTAAGAGGACCGAGGTGCAGAAACGGGATCACAGGAAATGAGTATACACGGCGAAGGACTTACAAATTGCGCCGACGATTCGGAGCGGCCGCAACTTCCGTACGCCTGGGAGCGTCAAAAGGACTAGAATGAAGGTATAAGGCTCGCGTGGCCCTCGCGGCGTCCGGTGGTGCTGCAAGGAGGGTGTTATGAAACTGCTGGCGCTCAAGTTGTTTCCCCGCAAAATTTCTGTCGTGATCGCATCCCTGGCGATTTTGGCGTTCTTGGCGTGGATTCCTGTCCCTGCGTTTGGACAACACGGAGGCGGTGGACATGCAGCTGGCGGCCACGTCGGGGGCGGTGGACATGTGGCGACTCCGCACGTTTCTACTCCTGCAGCGTCAAGCCCGCATGTGGTCATAACGCGCCCTGTGATCGTCGGACCCCCGGCTGGAGCGCGCCGCTTCGTGGCAACCCCGCCGGTTGTGCATCTGATACCGAGACCTGGGATAAATCGCCCGGTGGTAGGTTCACACGTGATGATGCCTCCGGTATTGCCTCTGCAAAGTGGGCATCGGACGGTGGGAGTGGGACCACACACGGTCATCGGATATCCGGCGGACCCGAACGAGGGCAATGGAATTCCCCTGCGTTTTTCTCCGGTTATGGGCTTTTCGGGTGAGGGACACGATATCTGGCAGGACTCGGCTGTGAATCAGCCGCGCGCCGGAGTCACGGGACAGAATCCAAGCAGGCCTAACGAGCCGAGCGTTTTTGCAGGGCGCAGACCCAGAGGACCACACACGCCGCCGTTTCCTGTGGGGCCAAGGTTTCCCGGGCGGCCGATATTTCCAATCTTTGGTCCGCCTGGATTCGGATTTTACGGATCTCCATTTTTTGGACTCGGGCTCGGATTCGGATTCAACTCGCAATGGTGGCCAAGCTGCGGCCCGTACTGGGGATGGGGATACGGATGCAACGGGCTGGCCTACTACGACTATGCGCCCGGATACGGGGCTGGATATGAGCCAGGCTACGACACGAATGGTCTCGAAGGACAAATGGAGAACCAGAGTGGACCTGAAATGTACGAGTATCCAACGGCCACGTCGCCGATTTTCGTCTACGGGGAAGAGGGACGGGAGCTGGTGCAGTTGTATTTAAAAGATGGCACAGTCTACAACGTGACGGACTACTGGCTGGTGAACGATCAATTGCACTGCACGACAGTGGAAGGCGCGAGTAGGGTGGAGCACGTGTTCAATTTTGACGAGCTGGATTTGCAGAAGACGATCGATGCGAACACGGCGCGCGGGTTCAAGTTTGTGCTGCGCAATGAGCCGATTGAGCAGTATCTGAAGGATCATCCCGATTCGGGAACGAACACGCAAGGTGGGGAAGGAGTGGCGGCGCCACCGGAGGCTCCGGCTCAGCCAGCTAGACCGCCGCAGCGATGAGGACTGCTAGAGCTACTGGTACGAAATGCGGCGAAAGTGCGGGAGTAAGAAAGAGAACCTTCGCTCGCGTTGCTCCGCGCAGGTACCGATGCTGGCCGCAGCATCGACTTGGTTTGACCTTGGATTATTTTCCAGTACAGAAAAAACGACTTGACAGGAATTTCCGAAGAGCGTAAAAGTTTTTTTAATATCCTCGAAGTGTGTAAATCAATCAGTACATCCTAGAGAGCCGACCCGAGTTTCAAGTTCCGGCAAAATGTGTCATGGTTCGTGGACTGCAAGCCAGGGAGGCGCGACTGCGCGGTAACGGTTGTACATTCGCAAGAGGTTGACCGTCCCGAAGACAGAATTGGGTGTCGCAGGATGAGGCGCGAAAAGAGGGATCGTTCGCTCGCGCTGCTCCGCTCAGGATGCCGATGTTGGTCGCATCGGCACCTTGGATGATTTTTCGCTACAACAAAAAGTACTTGACAGGGAATCCGAAGAAGCGTACAAATCTTTTCATTATCCTCGAATTGTGTACTTAAGAGTTCCGTAACCTGCAAGTATTTATTCCAACACAGAGAGATTGGCGCATCCATTTGCCGTCAGACGGAGTGCGTCTCCGCACCGGTGGCAGGACAAATTGCAAATCAGCAGGAGGAGCAATGCCGAACTACAATACGCAGACACCACCTTACTCTGTCTTTCCGGGAGACGTTGCGCTGGCCTTCAACAGCGAAGCTCCGACGGCGGGACAAGCCAGTCAGCAATTTGCGCTGCCGAGCTATGCGGGACAACCAAACAACGGGCGCACGATCACGTGGCAGACCGTGTATGGAAGCGCACCGTCGGCGATCAGCGTGGCGTTACAAACGGCGATGAACGATGTGGATGCGCAGTATTCGACGCTGGACACATCGACGGCGACAGGCGGGGAAACACGGACGGTCAACAACGTGAGGGCGAATTTCATCCGGGCGAAGGTGTCGTCGATAACAGGCGGCTCCGGAGTGACAGTACAGGTGCTCGGGTAATTAAGCTACAATTTGGGTGTGGATAGGGTGGCACAGCGGGGCGGACTGGGAATGGCGGTGAAGGCGTCAGCGATTGCGCTGGCTTTGGCCGCCATGGGCTGCGCGCGAAGTTCCAGCGCGGATTCGAGGCCAGTTCCTCAAAACGAAGAAGCGAATATGCACAAGGTGAGCGTGCAGTTCGACTATGACTTTGGGAAGCATCCCGCGTGCGTGGAAAAATCCGCGGTAAAAAATTGCATAAAGCAATTCAATGTGTACGACGTGTCGGGCGAGAGGTTCCGGCTCTTCTCAATCCCTGTGCCAAAGGATGCGAAGGGATTCGTCAAGGGGATTACGGGCACCAGTCCGTCGCGCTCCTTCCTTCCGGGCGTACATTACATCTCGGTGACGGCTGAGGATGCGCAGGGAGCCGAATCGGAAACAAGCGCAGCGCGGGTGAAAGTCGAGATCACGGCCAAGCCCGGAGAAAACGGATCCAGCGAAAAGAAATAAATATGCCGGAGCTCAAGCTCCGATGGCGTAGCGACCGCGCGAGGGGAAAAACGTCGCAAAGACAAATCGAAGAGGGATTCTTCGCGCAAGTGCGGCGCTCAGAATGACGGCGTCGCGTTGGTGTGCGCAGCAGGTGGTTTTGCAGCACGGCGGAGTTGAGACACGAAGAGAGATCCCTCGCATTGATGGGCCAAGCTACAAGGCTACTCTCACGCGCACACTGAAGTTCCGACCTCCTGAACTGTCTTTCTTGGACGACTTCGAGCCGGTTTCCGCTGAGGATCTGTTGTAGAAACTGAAGTAAGCCTGCCTTCCGATAACTTCGTAGTGTCGCAGCATCTTTCCGCAAGGAACCATTGATGAAATTGTGTGCTGGATTCGTCCGTTCGGGCGATCGCGCACAGGGCTGGAAGCCCTGCCGGCGAGAGCGGATCGAAGGAGACAAGCTGTGCAGAGAACACCGTGATTCACTAGATGGCGCGGTATTCGGACTTTTTCAGTCACTGGAGCCTATCGATGAGCGGAAAGCAAAACGCGAAGCGACGCGACGGTCGGAAAGATTGGAATCGCTGCGGGAAGCGGCGGAGCGGAAGAGAAGGCGGACAACGCACAGGTAAGCAAGTGAAACGGAGCGGAGAGGAAAATTCGGCAGAGAGTTCCAACGAGTTGCCGAGCAGAGCATGGAAGCCAATCAAGCGCCGGAGGCGGAGGCGGATCCGACTGGGCGAGGCCTTTCGCAAGGTAGGACTGGACGAGCAAACAGTGGCAGAGGGGTACGTGGGCGTGGTGGAGACGCTGAGAGAAACGAGTGGGATTAAAACGGAAACCGCGCAAAAGCTGTTAGTGGATGTTTTAAAAGAGTGCAGCCGAATTCTGGAGCCGCCGCGAGGTGCCGGGACGGGGTCGATCGAAACGCCAACGATCGTGGAACTTCATCATGAAGTTTCACGACCGGTGCGGAATTTGCCGGGAACAGAGGAAAACTCTGATCAGGGTGGGCCGGCCTAAGCGTGCTTGGGTGCCTTGTGCTGCTTGACGTGATGAGCGGCGGCATGCTTGACGTGCTTTCGCTGATGCTTCGATTTGGCGCTGGCTGGAGTAGCAGAGACTGAAAGCATAAACAGGGCCAGCAAAATGGCAGAAAACGTCGAGCGGTAATTCTTCATTTTACGTCTCCTCAGAAATCGCGATGCCAAGGAACGCAGCAATGCTACCACCCCAGCATTTGCCGGTGTGGTCAATTTGGGGCGGCAGAGGACGGAAGAGGCAACTCACCAGGGAAGCAAACGAGATTCCACCTACAATTTAACAAGGAGAAGAGACTATGTCGGTAAATAAAACGGAAGTTGGATACGCAGTTCAGTTGGGAGGGATTGTAGCGCTGATTCTCGGGGTGGTATTGAGCATGCATCATGTGGCGATCGGGGCGGCATTTCTTGGAGGAGCAGCGGCGTTTTATGTGGGAGAAAAGATCCGGACGATAGCGTAAGCAAACGATTGGGGGGCGGTGCGTCGATGGCAATCGTTATACCAAAAACGGAGAGCGGGATCGCTAAAAGCCTACAAAAGCGACCCGTAGACTTCGACGGCGAGATATTGAAACTGAAGCTTCGCTACCAACCCTTTCCAAAGCAGAACGAATTTCATGGCTGCGATGCGAAGTATCGACTCTTCGGCGGCGCAGCAGGGCCGGGAAAGTCAAAAGCGCTGCTGATGGAGGCGGTTCTTCAAGCAAACAAGTTTTCGGGCGTGGATACGCTTCTGCTGAGGCGCACGTTCCGTGAGCTCGAACAGTCACTTCTGATGTATTTCAGGAGGGATATTGAGCGCGACAAATACATCAGTTTCAACGAATCGAAACATGTTGTCACGTGGCTGAACGGGTCGACCACGAGATTCGGATACTGCCAGAACGAAAATGATGTTTATCAATACCAGGGAGCGGAATTTCTGTTCATTGGCATCGATGAGCTGACGATGTTTACGTTGCGGCAGTGGCAGTTTCTAACGAGCCGCAACCGGTGTCCGGTGCCGGGAAGTTTTCCCTGCATGGCTGCGGCGACCAATCCTGGGAATATAGGGCACGCCTGGGTGAAGGCGCTCTGGATCGATCGCGAACCAGCGCCGGGAATGGACTCCGCGGATGAATACGATCCCAACGACTATGGATTTACAGCGGCGCGCGTCTCGGACAATCCGATTTATGCGAAGGATACGAATTACCTGAAAACGTTGAAAGCGCTGCCCTCGAATTTGAGGCGAGCGTTTCTGGACGGCGATTGGGACGTGCTGGCTGGGCAGTACTTCGACCGTTTTCAATGGGCACGGCATGTGATTCGGGCAGAGGAAATCGAGTGGAAACCGTGGTGGCCACGGTGGATCTCGATCGATTGGGGATTCGAGCATCCGGCGGCGGTGTACTGGCACGCGCAAGGAGAATGGAAAGGCGCATTCGCTGAGGGCGCGGCAGACGAGCGGGTTCCAGGTTCGACAACGGGCGAGGATCGAGTAGACCTGCAGCCGGGAGTGGTGACATACCGGGAATACGTGACGCATCGCACGCCGCCGAGAGAACTGGCGCGAGAAATCGTGGCGAGATGTTTTTCTGGCGGCGAACACGTAGGGAAGCCTGGAGCAACATGGGACAACGAGAAACGCTGTTGGAAGGAAAGCAGCGAGTCGCGGGAGAAGGTTGATGCGATCTATCTTTCGCCAGACGCGTTTGCGCGGCGAACCGATGAAGCATCGATTGCGGAGCAAATGGGAGATGTTTTCGCGGCGGCCGGATTGCCGCGGCCTGTGCCAGCCGATGACGATCGCGTAGGCGGCTGGATGCTGATGTATCAAATGCTTGAGGCAGACGAGTGGCTGCTGACCGAGAATTGCGAGGAGCTGATTCGGTCGCTGCCTAACCTGGTGCGCGACAGTGTGCGGGTGGAAGACATCGAGAAGATGGACGGAGACGACGCGGCAGATGCGGCGCGGTACGGGCTGAAGTCGCGCTATGGACTAGGGCGTGGCCGACAGGCACAGATGCCGCTTGAGCAACGGTTGGCGGCGCGCGTCGTGTCGGACGATCCGACAATTCGGGCGATTCAGGCGCGGAAGGCACAGGTCGAGGAAACGCGGGGAAGGGGACCGGTATCGTTCGTGCACCGACGAAGATGGTAGACGTTGAACTTGGAGAGCGGCGATGATGCGAGAGTTCTGGGCGAAGCTGACGTCAAGACGATATGAGACGACCCTTGAAGCGGAAGTGGCGCGGTTGCGGGCCGAGAATCGAGCGCTGCTCAACTCAATCCTCGGAATCGCGGGAGTTCCGCCGATTTCTGTGGCGATGGATGGTGAAAGCAAGCCGGTGGGACATTCTGGTGAGGGAAACGATTCATATCGGGCGCTTCGGAAGCCTGCGATAAAACAGGGCCCGCAAGGAATTCAAGCGGGGGCGCCGATGCGGAGACGGTCGTGGCTGCAGATCAACCGGGCACTGGAATTTGAGTCAGCTAAGAAAAATGAGCAAGGCGATGGAGTTGCATTACCGACTGCGCGAAAGGAATAGGGCGGAGCTTTACGGCGGGAGCGTTGGCAGAAGCGGCAGAGCATTGAAACCGAAAGCTCGCGGGAACTGCACCGCGAGCGGTAGGCGCTTCGCGCCCGTTCTTTCGTCGCGGCTAAAGCCGCGACCTACAAACATCCTCTGTGGCTGAAGAATCTGTGTGAGAAGCATAAATTCGGTTCCTCGGCGGCCAAAGCCGCAGCCAGATCGTAACGCTTCATGGCACGGCTGAAGCCGTGCCTGACGAAAAAAGCGTCGAAAAAAACGGAAAAACCGAAAAGGGATTCTTCGCGCGAGTGCGGCGCTCAGAATGACGGCTCTGGATTGGGGCGCACGTAGCGGGTGGGTTTGCCGGTGGCGGAATTGCAATATGAGATCGACTTTTAATCCGAGTGGCGAGATTCGCCACCGGCAAATGCCAAGGCGCCGCTCAAGAGAGCCAAATTCTTGCCAAAGTGCGCCATATTGTTTTGGCGCTGATTCGGGTCGGCATCGGCCCAGAAATTGTGAATGCTGGGTGTGACCGCGGCAAGGAAACCCACTACAGAGGCTGCCCCGAACTTAGGCTTCAGCCCCAGGGCCAAGCTCGTTCCACCAGCCACCAATGCGATTCCGCTGGCTATGACTGCCGCATCGGGAGCAGGGACGTGTTTTGCTTTCGCATATTGCACAAGATCTTTTTCGTGAAGAAAATGATTAATTCCACTGTAGATGAAGTAACCGCCAAATAGCGCCCTTCCGACTTTTCGTAGCGACATTGTTCCTCCAGCTCCTGAACGCGTTTGAGCGCCGAGCTGAAGTCATTCTCAAGCTCAATGAAAGAGCTGAGCCATACGGTAAGTACTGGAGAAAACCGCGGGAGTCTGCTGGGTGAGCAAAGCGCGTGGTAGCGCAGCGGGGCATTTGGAAGGCGCCAAGACGTTTCGCAAGGTAGAGAAAAATTCAGGTCAGCGAGAGACGAATGACCAAACAAGCAGAACGTTCGAAGGTTGATGCGGGCATCGTACCCGTGGAAGGTCCGGTCGAATCGGCAGGGACAGAAACTGCCCGGGCAACGGCCGGGTCACGCGGGAAGAGCGCTTCGGGCGGAGAAGATGCAGAGTCCGCGTCACAGCCGTATGGCCCGAACAATGAAACGCTGCCAGAAAAGCTTCGGGACGCGTTGCACAGACTGGTGCTGCAGTTTTCGACGGAATCAGAATTGTCGAGACGGCAGGAGATCCGGCGCATCAAGCAGGCGCACCAATTCTGGAGAGGGTTGCAGTATTTGTGGTGGGACGAACGAGACCAGAACTGGCATTTACCCTTTGAGCAGAAGCTGACGAGCGCGAGTTCGCTGGAGGACCTGCCGCGCTATGAGTTCGTGACGAATATTTACCAAGCGTTTGGATTGTCGTTGGTGGCGGTGCTGTCGCAAGACGTGCCGCGCGTGAGATTTTTCCCGACATCGGCACAGGCGGAAGAGGACGTGGCGGCGGCCAAAGCAGCGACCGAAGTGGCCGCGCTGGTGGAGAGAAACAATCGGATTGGAAATCTGGTGGCGGATGAAGCGTTCAACCTGTGGACGGATGGAAAGGTTGGCGCTTACGTGCGTTACGTAGTGGATGGACAGAGATTTGGGTTTCATCCCGAGACGGAGATTGAAAGCCGAGAGGTGCGGGTCGGAGGCAATTGCTATGTTTGTCCGGAATGCGGCACGGAAACGCCGAAACCAGGGAATGGACAACCAGCAAAGCAGAAAGAGAGCGCGTCTTCTGAGGCCGAGGTGACTTGCGCAGAATGCGGCGCGCTGCTGACAGAGGAAGATTTTGTGGCCGTGGAAATGATTACGGTGCCGGCGGGACAGACGCGGCTGCGAGTGCCGAATGGACAAGAGGTGATCACGATTGTCGGAGGGTTGGAACTGAAGACTCCTCCCTGGGCCAACGAGATGCATGAGTATCCCTACCTGCAATGGAACATGGAGGTGCATCAGGCGCGACTGCGCGCGGCATATCCTCATGCGGCGGATAAGATCGGAGCGCCGGTTGCATCTGGAGCGCAGGAATACGAGCGGCTGGCACGGCTTTCGCAGTCGCAAGGAGGTCCGCTGACGGAGGGCGGCGACTTCAACATGAACCTCATCACCTTCCAGAGGACCTGGCTGCGGCCCTGGGCATTCTTTGCGCTCGAGGACAAGGAACTGCGAGATGAACTGCTGGAGCTTTTTCCGGACGGAGCATATGTCGCGTTTGCCGCGGACACTTATTGCGAAGCGCGCAGCGAGACTATGGACGATCACTGGCGCGTGCTACATGCGCTGCCCGGAGACGGGTCGAGCGGCCGGCCGGCGTTGGGCGATGTGATGATCAGCGTGCAGGAGCGTTTCAATACGCTATCGAACCTGCAGATCGAGACGTACGAGTACGGAATCCCGCCGATTTACGCGGATAGCGAGGTGCTAGATTTCGATTCATTGCAGAATCAGACGGCGGAGCCAGGAGCACATTATCCTGCACGGGCGAAACCGGGGCAGTCGTTGGCTTCGGGATTCTTTCAGCCAGCGCCGGCAGAGGTGCCTCCCGACCTTGCACAACACGCGGCGAATCTGATGGGGCCCGTGGCGCAATTCCTCACGGGCGCGTTTCCGGCGCTGTTTGGCGGGGCCATGTCCGGGAATGATACAGCGGCCGGATATTCGATGGCACGGGACCAGGCGATGGGCAGAATCGGGCTGGTGTGGCGGCGAATGAAATTTTTCCATGCGGACGTGATGCTGCTGGCGGTGGATTGTTTCCGGAGAAACCGTCCGCGCGACGTGGAAGTGACGCTTCTTGGCGCGGGATCCGCGTTCGAGTCGAAATGGATCCGGCTGGCGGATCTGAAAGGGAATTTGTTCAGTTACCCCGAAACGGACGAGCAATATCCGACGCTGTGGTCGCAGCAACGGGCCGTGCTGATGCAACTGCTTACGAATCCCGACCCGCAACTGCAGGGGGTGCTTGCGCATCCTGAGAATATGGCGCTGATCAAGAGGATGATCGGATTGGAGGAGTTCGTGATTCCGGATGAGGAGTCGCGGACGAAGCAGTACCGCGAGATCGCACAGCTTGTTGGAGAGGCGCCGGTGGTAAGGCGAGATGAGCCAAGCGGAGTGGAACTGTTACTGCCGAGTATCATGCCGGATGAGTTCGCCGACAATCACGCAGTGGAGCTGGAAATCTGCATGCGGTGGTTTTCGGCGGATGCGGGGCAGGTGGCAAAGATCGATGCACCCGCAGGGTACGCAAACGTGCGAGCTCATGCGATGTTCCACCGGGAGTATTTGCTGAAGCAGCAGAGGATGGCGCAACAGGGAATGGGGGGAGCAGCGCAAAACACGGGCCGGGCACAGGCTTAGGCGTTTTGCTGGGTAACGCCCAAGCCTGCGGGCTGGAATCCGGAAGTTCAGACGACACGAACGGCGGGAGCGTTCTTCAGAGCGGGCGGCGGGGCAACCAACCGGACCACTTGCTGCAGGCGCTCCGGCTTAAAGGGTTTGGCCATGCAAACGACGGCACCGAGTTGATGACTGGTGGCGTAGTCGGCGGGCTGCGCGGAGCGGGTCATTAGAATCACCGGGACGTTTTGGAGTCGTTCGTTCTGTTTGACGATGACGCAAAGGTCATGACCTGAGATATCGTCCGATTCGACTTCGGCGATGAAGACGGACGGGATGCTGGAGCGCAGGATTTCGAGAGCCGCCTGGCCATTGGGAACAACGATTACTGTGTAGCCGTCCTGTTCGAGCATGTTACGCATCGACTCGGCGCCGCGAGGATCGGGTTCGATTGCCAGGACGACTGATTGCGGTTGTTTCTCGGACGACGCGACAGATGGGAGTGTCGCGGGCCTGGATAGGGACGATTTCTTGTCGCTCTTCGACTCGGTTTTCGCGGCGCTGAAGTGGACTGCAATGCCGTGTTTGCCACCGGGCTGAGGCACCAGCCTCACAACCTCAGCGACCTGTCCCTGATTGATGGCACCGGGCATGTTGGAATACGGGAAGATGATTTCGAGGCGCTGTCCCTTGGAGTAGTTCGGCGAATCGCTGGCGAAGAGTAGTCCGTCGCGAGATACGTCGACACTCAAGCAAATTTCTTCGAAGGGCTGTTCTGAATCGAGGAGCTTCACGTAAACCTGAGCTGAGATTTTTGCACGCCTGCGCCGGCGGCGGTCCGCGTCACTTTGAGCGGCAGCCGGTTGTCCGGCAGGTCTTGGACCTTGCGACGTAGAAGCGATGGTTGTGGTCCCCATGTATAGCTCCTAAAAACTTCAGGCGCGATGATGCGTGCGTACGGGGCTGGTCACTTGAACCGCGCTATAGGAGTAGCGTCGCATGCGGCGAAGAACAGGAAAATAGTACGTTCGTACGGTTTAAAGCACTTTATTCCAGGCAATTCGTGGATAGCCATGGCGGAGGAATTGTGACGATATCTGCTGCCAGAACAAGCGAGACAGAAACAACACACCGTGCACGTATACCCGAGCGATCGCGGGTTGAGCCGAACCGGAGTGTTGTGGAGGACCGAAGCGACGACGAAATCCTTGGGCTTCTCGATGAACGGCGACACAAGGGAAGCGATGCCGCGGATGGATTATCCGGCGATCATGGCGAAGACCAATCTTCAGCCGTGGACGGCGACAGCGCTGACGAGACAGCAGGCAGTACGCAAGAGAAGCTGAACGAGAACAGAGAGCCAGAAGCGCTGGGAGAGATTTTCGATGCGAAGCCGGAGTTGCGTCAGGCATGGCAAGACGCCCGCGAATATCGAGAGGTATTTGCGACGCCAGCCGAAGCACGCAAGGCGACGGAGCTGATAGGAGATTTGAACCGGCTGGATGCACTGTTCTTTTCGCCGCGAGTCGAAGATCAGGCCGAATTAGCTAAAACAATCGCGTCGCTCGATCCGAGAGCTTTTGCGTCATTCGCGAAGGCGATCAGCGCTGAACTTGGCAAGCGAAGCCGCACAGAGGATGCCGAGTTGAAAGCGCCGGCCGCGGCGAACAGCCAAGCAAGAAGAGGAGAAGACGAGCTCTCTGAGACCGCACAGCGCGAAGAAAATGATCGACGCGCAGGGTCATCGACGACTTCGGGCGCAACGCAAGAGTTTTTTCAAAGCACCAATGCGGCAGTGGTACAAGGCGTAGTCGATCAAATCCAGACGCAGGTGGAGAGGTTGTTGCCGGAGGGAGCGTCGAAGACGACGCGGAACCGCGTGGTTGGCGAGATCTATCGCGAATTAGATAGAACGCTCGGAGAGAACCGGCAATTGGCGCAGCAGGTACGCGATGCATTGCGAGCAGGGACGCTCGATGGGAGCCACCAGCGCGCGATCGTTTCGCTGATTACCGGACGGGCGAGACAGGCGCTGCCCAACGTAGCGAAGAAAGTGATGGAGGAGTGGACGTCGACGATCATGGCGGCGGATCGCGGACGGCGGGCAAGACAACGTACGGCCGAGCAACGGGTGGACATCGTCGGTTCGGGCGGAGCAGCGCGTGATGGGCATGGTGGGAAAACAGCGCGCGATATCGATTACGCGCGATTGTCTGATAGCGACATTCTGAATCTCTGATTCCCTCCGCGAAGTTAAGCTTCGAATTTCTTTTACAAACGACTTTCTCAACAGCCAGTCCGTGAAGGACACCCGCAACACACTTGCTGCGCGCGAGCGCAGTCGAGAATCCATTTCAAAGGGACCAATACAAGATGGCACAAATGCAGAACTCGCAATCGGTTGCGCTGCAACTGGAGAAAGTGCGGGACAAACTCCCGCTGCTTTACGAGCGCAATGACATTTTACTCACGATGATTCAGCAACGGGGCGATGTGGAACGCGTCAGCTCGCGCAACATGCGCTTGCCGCTGCAAATTCGTCCAGGGGGCAAGGCCGGTCTAGCCAACATGGATGGCGGCGACCTGGGACGCGGTTCGGGAACGGTTTATGACGTGGCTCAGGTTACCCCGGTGTTCTTCCGGCACGCAGTGGAAATCACGAAGCTGGTGGAATACGCCTCGAATGCACCGGAGAAGGCGATCGAAAACGCCGCCAAACGCGAGGTTAAAAATGCGATGGCACAATTTCGATCCTTCCTGGACAAGGTGATGCAGACCAACGGCAACGGCGTGTTGGGAACGATCAGCTCCATTTCGTCGAGCACGTTCACAATGGCCAAGCCGCCCGGCGCACAACTCGTCTATTACAACCAGACAATTCAAGTGTATGACCCGACCCTGACTACAAATCGCGGATCGTGCAACGTGACCGCGGTGGATCCATTTGGAGCAACGATTACAGTCGATTCGGTGCCGTCAGGAACGTCAGCGAATGATGTGATCGTACACGACGGGCTCACGGGCGCGCAGCCAGTGTCACTGTTCGGGATTTTGTATCACCAGACGAACGCGACGACAGGCACGTGGCTCAACTTGAATCGATCGACATACCCGGTGGAGCTGGCCACACCAAACGTGAACGCGAGTAATTCGGCACTTACGCCTGGCGCGGTGCGGCTGGCGATCAACAAGGTGCGCAAGGCCCTCGGTACAAACCAGGTGACCAAACTGGTGGCTTATACCTCGCTCGAGCAGGAGCACCAGTGGGAGCAACTCGGCGTGACCATTTCGCAAATCATCAAGGAAGGAGCGGGCGGGCGGGCGAGCGATCTGGACCTGCTGTTCACGGGCGACAAAACGATGGCGGGAGTTCCGATCAAGGCGAGCATCAACGCAAACGCGTCGCGCGTCGATTTTCTCGACCTTTCTCATTGGGGCCGTGCGGTGATGCAGGACATCGATTTCTACGATGTCGGCGGCCAAACGGTTTTCCCAATCTACGGGGCGAGCGGCGGATTGGCCAGCGCGTATATCTTTTATTTCGTGACGGGCTTCCAGGTATGGAACGAGTCTCCTCGAAGTGGCGCGTACATCAGTAATCTCGCCATTCCCACCGGCTACTAGCCCCGTTGTCCTCCTCATAACCGCGAAGGGACGATCGCAAGATCGTCCCTTCAATCCTTTCGATTTGTTATTCAAGGATGTGAATAGACATCCATCGGAATCGAAGATCGAGAAGCATGAATGCTTATGATTCGTGTAACACGAGAAACGCATGAAGCGGAAGCCGCCCTGTGCGAACGCATTGCTCGCGCCGGCGGCATGAACCGATTTGGGGAGCCCAACTTTCGAGCGGTTTGGGGCGGAGCGCGACTGGGATGGATTGGCGGGCGATGGACAGACCGCGATGCGCACGGGAACGTGATTCGCGAAAGAATCGAGCTGCGCCAGGAGCCGAAGTATATTCCGGTGAATCGGTGGCACATCGAACGATGGATGCCACCCGATGCATACGGTTCGCGCGAAGAGTGGTACGCGCGAACGACGGAAATCGAAGATGGAATACGAATCCCCGCGCTGGGGCCGTATCCATCCCGAGGCGATTGGGAGCACTGCTTCACGCTCGAACAGGCGGATGGTGGATTCATGCAACTTAGCCCCACGGTCTGTGACTGGGTCGTGCGGGCGATCGAGTGGACGCGGAAGTCGCCGCGCGGAACTGCAAGAGCGGCGATAACACGTCGCGAAGCGGCCCGCGAGCGCGAATGGGAACGCACCGCAGATGACGTTCTCGACGGCGCAATGCCCGCGTTTCATGGGCAGCCGTTTGTTTGAGAATCAGTGAACGCGGGTCAAGAGAGACGAACCAGGCAGTCAATCCAGGAGAACGAGCACGTGAGCGACACGACCAAAGCGGCAGCGATACCAGCAGCGCCACAGAACAGATTCGCTGAAGCGAACGTTTTGCGAGCGGAGACGGCAGGCGAGTCCGATAAGTCCACGACCGCGACGATAGCATCCATATCCGATCAGGACTGGTATGTATCGCGAACGCACGGCGTCTATCATATTCCAGCATGCCCCAAAGATAAGGCGTACGCACTACTGTTACTGAGTTCGAGAGGGGACGTAATCGACTTGGGAGACAATCGCCGGTTTCCATTTTTGATAACGGCACGCGAGATCGCTGATGATCTGTTACAGGACCTGCAAGATCACGGAATGTTCGTGTGTTCCGGCCCAAGACCCTCCGACGAAGAATTGACGGCAGCCACGGAGCGGCGAGATTCCTACTACCATCGGCTTATTGGAGAAGGCGATACCATGTGGGCTCGAGGCCATTCGTATCGCGAAATATCCGATTTGCACCGGCGAGCGGCGATTGCGATGGGCATCGAACGCGAGTGGGCATATGTACCCATGAGGATGAGCGAATGCCCAGCGTGCGGCGAAAAAGTGAAGACGGGAGTCGCCGTCTGCAAACATTGCCACGCGATTTTGGATGCAGACAAGGCCGCAAAACACGGACTTGGCCCAGCGGTACAGAACGTGAGCTTAAAGGCTGCAACGGAGCCAGCAATATCGCAGCGGCAGATCAAGAGTGGAAGGGAAGCGCAATGAAAAGGGTCGCAAAAAATAGCGAGGGCATTTTTCGAGGGAGGCCAGTCGCACTACTGGTGATGGCAGGACTTTTCTTTTTGAGCGTTTCGGGCGCCCGTGCGCAAGGATCACGGAAAGACGACATCGTTTTTGGCCCTAGCGGCCGGCCGGTAGCGGGCGCGACTGTTCGTGTGTGCCAACCCACGGCAAGCGGGACACCATGCACTCCGCTGGCAACCGTTTATACCGATGCGACACTAACGGTAGGGGCGGCGAATCCTTTTCAGACAGACGGATTGGGAAATTATCACTTTTACGCTGCTGCCGGGCGGTATGAGGTGCAGATTTCGAGCGCGCAGATCAACGGGACGATTACACAACCCGATGTGATTCTGCCTGCTGACCTCTCCTCTTCGGGGGCGGGCAATAACATATCGGCCTTCGGATTGTCCCTGGGCGGAAACCTGAGCGTGGCTGGGAACGCAACTGTCACCGGCACACTGACTGCTTCGACGTTTAATCCTGGACCGCTCGCCTCGTTGACGGTGAACGGCAATACTTCGTGGCAAGGTCCGCGGCCGTACATCGACATCACAGCTCCGGCGTACGGCGCCGTTGGTGACGGAGGTGCGGAGAGTACAACGGGATCTATTACGGCGGGATCGAAAGCGCTCAACGTCGCCAATGCGGCCGGTTTCACAGTTGGCATGGGCGTGCATGTGGACGGAGCAGGAGCGTCCGGTGACGTACTGCTGGCAACGGTTAGCTCAATTGCCGGAAACACCTTGAACCTTTCGGTTGCGGCGTCGACAACGGCGACTGGCGCAAGTGTGGGTGATGACGACACACTTGCTATCCGCGCGGCAATGAGCACCTTTTGTGCGAGTGGTACGAATCAAAGCAGCGGCGGGTCGATTTACTTTCCACCCGGGAACTATGTTTTTTCGCAGCCGCAATCGTCAAATGCGAATGGCATTCCTTTCAATACCAATTGCGGCGGAATTCATTTCCTCGGCGGCAACTCTTCGGTGCACAACGGAACCGATTTCGTCCAGCCGCCTACATCGACGCTGCTGCCGCATTGCGGACCCAGTCCAAACGCGAAAGCAGCATTCGTCACGGATTATCCGAACGGCAACACGACTTTCGAAAATCTGGTAATCGTCGGGTGCAATGAAGCAGTAGAGGCTCAGGGAAATGTGATTCATTTCAAGAATACGTTCTTAACCGTGGGTGTTTCAGGGCTGACCGACAACACCCCGCTGCATCTTTGGGACACCTTCTGGATTTTCTTCGATGGTGGGGGTTTGAACACCGTAGGCACGACGGCAATACCGACGATGCTTATGACTGGGGACACTTGTTCCGGATGCTACTCGGGGGTAGGGAATATATACATGGCGGGAACGCTCATTTCTGGCGGACCAATTTCTTATATCCAACGAGGCGATCTAAGCGGCGCGCCGCCTGGACACTGGGTGTTCCGGAACATCACCCAAGAGAGCGGCAATGGCGATCTAATCCAGATCACAAACCCAGGCGCGCACGCACTTCAGAGTGTCGGCCCCATTACGCTCGATGATGTGGCGCAATCCGATAACCTGAACAATTCGTCGGCGCTGATCAATTTCAACTCCGCCGGAACGACGCTCAGCGGTGTATACATCAACAATTCGGCCTCTGGCGGACAGGGCGTAAACGCGCCCGCGATCAGGATGACAGCCGGCGCACTGGATCATTATTTTGTGACTGGCTGCGACGCGAATTGCAGCTACGTCGTCTGGAATTCCTCGGGCAGTCCAGTGGGCAGCGGTGTGGTCCAAAACGCGCAGGGAAGCGACTTCATAACCGATATCACCAAGGACTCCTCCGCCGGACACTCCATTAGTTCGCCAAGCGGGAATTTGAATCCTAGAGGAGACGGCCCGGCAATTCGCGTTACGCAGTCGGGAAGCAACTACGCGTCGTACGGGGTGGACGCGACGAACGGATTGACGTTCGGGAGCAATACGCAAGCGGGGTGGAATGCGCAGTTATATCAATCGACAGCCCCAAACATCGATATTGCGTTTGCTGCGAATTACCCGCCGACAGGAGTTTCAGCCACAGAGGCCAATACAGGCGGATCTTTGCCGACTGGGACGTATTACATCTACATGGTTTCGACGACCGGTAGCATCTGCGCAAGTGCAAGTACGTTTTCGGCACCGTCGCCTATTGCTGGGCCGTACACCGTAGGTGCCGGCATCAGCACGGCGGAATTTAATGTTAGCTGGACACCATCGGCAGCAGGCGTAACCGCGATTGCCGGATATTGCGTCTTCATGGGCAGTGCTCCGCAGTACAACCCGAGCAACGCCGCGAGCGCTTTTATTTCGGGCGCGAGCACTTCGAGCGCGACGGTTACTTCTCTGCCGAACACTCCTGGCGCTTATCCGATCGCTTACCAGATGGTTGCACAGCATCACTTCACGCCAACATCGGCGCTCTTTAACAATATTTCGACACCCGCGGCCGGGAACCCGCCCTATACCCCACCTTGCTTAGCAAGCGTTACGTGTCTCGGTTTCATCCCGGAAAGTCCTTTTACCGCCGATTCGTTTGCTCGCGCGGATTCATCCACCCTAGGCGCGAACTGGAGCAACAGCGTCGTAAACAGTGGATGGGGAAATTTCAGAATCAGCGGTAACACCGTCACCACGCAAACTGGCGGAGCGCCCGGTATTGAGTCGTGGATCGCGCAGAACTTTCTCGCGGATCAATTCTCTCGGGCGACCATTACGGCGCTTACGAACGGGCCCAACGACCTTGCCGCAGTAACAGTGAGGGGCACAGGAACATCGACGGACACGGAATACGGGTTTGTTTGCGTCAATGGAGGGTCCGGGATCTACAAGCGCATTGCGAGTGTGCAGAGCACGATCGTCGGCGGCGGTCCGAGCTGTGCGGTTGGAAACGCGATCGAGTTGGACGTGGTTGGTACAACCCTCACCGCTTTGATCAACGGAACCGTGGTGCTCACGACAACGGACTCGAGCATAGCGAGCGGACAACCAGGGCTTTGGTTATGGGCAAACGACAGTGTGTCGAGCTGGATTGGAGGATCATTGACGCCCGGGAACGGAGCGCAATCGATCTTCAACCAGGCAAATACGTGGGCAAGGCCGCAGACGTTCGCGAGTCCGATTACATCAGCTTCGCTCGCCGCGGCCAATAAAACGAGAACATGCAATATCGTCCGCGGCGATCAAAGCGGAACCGCACTGACAACCGGCAATATCCAGCCCCAGGGATCGCTCTGCTACATTGATGCGGCATCAACGGTCACACAGGTGGCAGTGATGGTGGATGCCGGCGCCTCGACAGTGCAAATAGGATACAGGCACAACGGAATAACGACGGCGATAACGCCGACGTTAACGCCGGCTAGTGTGAGCGGAATCACCGATCATGTTGCTTGTGCAAATGGGTCTGGAACGGCAACGACCATTGAGGGGAACAGCGTCACCTGCTCCACGTTATCAAACACGGCGCTCACTTTGGGTGACTTTCTGGAAACAATCGGGGGCGTAGCCGACGGAACATCGAAACGCCTGAGCGTGTCGGTAACCTACACGATCAATTAGGCTTGGCTTCTTTGGGGGACGATGAAGATTTAATCCTCGATCGGTAGGCTAAAGGAATATCAGCGAAAGTTTTGAAAGTGCGAGACAAATACATCGAATCGGGTATACCGTGGGCGACTGGCGGTGCCTATGCTGAAAGGTCATGGGTGTAGCGCAAAAAGCTAAGCTATTGTTGGTCGATGATTTCGAGGTAGTCAGGAAGGGCCTCAGAAACCTCCTCGGCGCGAATGATTCGTGGGAAATATGCGGGGAGGCAGAAGATGGCCGCGAGGCGGTTGACAAAGTCGCTAGATTGTCGCCCGATCTGGTTCTCCTGGATGTGACAATGCCGGTGATGAACGGATTTCAAGCTGCGAGCGAAATCCGCAGGCGATCTCCCCAAACGAAAATCGTGATTTTCACGATGCACGAATCAGCACGTATTGCTGAAGAGGCTAAACGCGCTGGCGCCGATGCCTATCTGGTGAAAAGCGCTCCTCTAGAATTGATAGAAAGCACGCTCTCGAATCTCCTTAACAAAGAATCCTAGTTCGCAAACCTTCGCGAAGCTATTTCCTTTAGCGTAGGCAGTCAGCCTCCTGTACCGAAGCCATCGAAAGCTTGGAGCTAACTTTTAGCGGTGGCGTTTACCCTCTCAAGGAGAAGTAAATGCAATCCCTGGAGCCAATTCACTTGTGGTGTCTGTTCGGGGCGGGGCACGCTCTGCACGTGTTGAAGCGCGCAAGCCTGTCCGCGCAATCGCACATTTCGGGGACGACTTCTCGAGTCGAGTGGCTTCGTACGAACCTACTGACTTTGGCAATCCGCTTCTTCGTTAACGCAATCGCATTTTCGTATTGGATAACGCATCCCGACGCAGCTACGCACGGGCTGGCGAGTCTCGGGGTCCCGCTCAACTTTACTGTTGAGCCGGGCCATGCAACGGCAGCAATGTTCGGTCTTTCGGGCGACAGCCTGATCGACTGGGCCGCTGCTAAAGTGCCTTTCCTGCAAAAGGAAATCCCCTCAGTACAACAGTAGCAAGGATTTTTCCGTTACTGGAATTGAGTACAACTTCCCGGAGGATTTCATGCCTGTCGTGCCTACGTCAGCCTATTCGCAAGCGGAAGACGCGCTGGGCTTGGCGCGTGCATTGCTAAACGATTCGTCTGGCGCTGTGTTCACAGATTCTCTCCTGATGCCTCTGCTGAACTCCGCTTACCGGGGCCTGCAACGAGAGCTTGCGGAAAACGGAGTGAGCGTGTTGGCGGAGCAGCAAGACATCGAAATGGATGCGGATCCTGGAACCGGCACGACTAACACGGAACTCAGCGATGTCTCAGAGCCACAACTTCCTACCGATTGCCTGGTCCCCCATCAGTTGTGGGAACGCGCGGCAGCAAACACCGGTGATGTATTCGTGCCGATGGAAAAGTTTATGAGCGGCGGCGGGATGCTGAATCTTCAGCCAAGCACCTACCTGCGACTCTGGGAATGGCGCGAAGACAAAATCAATTTGATTGGCGCCTCTCAATCGATCACAGTGCGGTTGCGCTACGAAAAAATTCTTCCGCTAATCATTTTGGGTACCGATCCAGTACAAATTCGCTCCGCTACAGACCCGTTGGCGTTCGCTACGGCGGCATTGGCAGCCCGATCACGTGGCGCTCGAGCGCTCGCGCAAGATCTGCTGGCGGATGCACAGATGGCCACGGAGAACCTGATCGAGCGATACGTGCGACCGGAACAGACGAAGGCCCGACGTCGGATGCCGTACAGTTTCCGGCGGAGAACGATTTATCTATAAGAGCTATTTCTGGACTACGTTGAGGGTGATGGTGAGCGCTCTCGATGCATTCTGGGAATTTCCGGTGACCGCCATTGTGTAGGTGCCAGCCGGAGTCGCGCCGATACTGGCGGGAGAGGTCCCTTTGCTGCAGCCCGCAAACAACACAATGGAGCCAACGATTACAACCACAGTTCCGATCGATAAAGCCCGTTTGCGGATTAACCAGAACAGTGACGTGCCAATTGCGAGGATTAGCAAGGTAGAAGACAAATTAGGCGGTGCTCCTCGAAATGGCAGCCAAGTGGTTAGAGGATTGACGATTCCGGTTGTCTGAAACGTCACGCTAAATGTTGCAGGGGTTCCCGGAGTGACGTTGACTGTGGGTGAGGAGAAAGCACAAGTCGTATTGGTCGGCAAATTGTTGGGACAGACAAACGCAACCGCGCCGCTGAAGACCGCGTCGGGCACTACCTGGAGATTGAAGGTTGCGGCCGCACCCGCTTGTATGGAGATAGAGGTGAGCTGCCCGTTGGCGAGCTGCAATTGATAGTCGTCGCCGGTGCCGCTGAGGACCGTGGACGCGGAATCGGCGGAGTTCGAGTCGGTAACCGCGAGTGTGGCGGAGCGCGCTCCGGCAGTCGTCGGCGTGAAGGCAACGTTCAGGATGCAACTGGAGTTCGCGGCAAGCGTTGCAGTGCAGCTATTGGACTGGACGGTGAAATCGCCAGGCGTTGTGGCCTTGGGGATATTTAATCCAGTCACCAGGTTCGAGGCGGAGAGGGTAAACGATTGCGTCGCGGTGACGCCACCAGATGGCTCGTTACCAAACGAAGCGGAAGTGGGCGTAAGCGAGAGGCTTCCTTGCGATGTGCCCACCTGCGCGAAGGCCAGGATGCGATCCGCTCCTTGCTCGGCAGCATAAAGGTTCCCGTGCAAGTCCATGGCGAGCGCCCCCGGAGCTTTCAGGCCGCTGGCAAACGTGGTGATCTGACCGTTTTGCGCATCGACGCGCAGAATACGTCCGCTATTCGAATCTGATACGAAAAGATTGCCTGACGCGTCCACGGCCAATCCCGCGGGGCAAACGGTCGCGCTGGCCGGCGCCGGGGACACGCATGGAGGCGGATTTGAGACGGCTGCAAATCCTTTCACTGAACTGATAACGCTCGTTTGCGGATCTATTGCCAGTATCGCCCCAGTTTCTGGCGATGCAACGAATGCGGTTTTCCCGTCTGGTGTTACTGCAATGCTTGCTGGTGACGCAAAATGCGCGAGCAGCCTGATCTCGCCCGTTGGGGACAGCGTGGCCACTATACTCGTCGCGTGATCCGCAATAAAAAGATTTCCGGCTTGATCGAGCGCAAGTCCCATCGGCTCGGCGAGTGCAGAGCTTTGCCCAGTTGCCCAGCGCCCGGCGACACTACGAATAATCCCGGGCTCGGTGCTATTTGGGGCGGCAACTTTTCGAATCGTGGAATTGCCGGAATCAGCAAGGTAAAGCGCGCCCTCATGGGTAACGGCGATGCCGCTGCGCTCAATGAGCGAAGATGCACTCAGGTCCAACTGTGCCGAGGTTGCCGGGCCACCGTCGCCAAGTGAGCCCTTGGCGGTTGTTCCCGCAATGGCGGCCAAGTGACTATTGACTGTGGCGTTGCCCACGTTCGCAGACTGGATCTCGAAAATCTGAGTTGGGGCGTCGGCCCTTGTCAGATAAATAAAATTCGAATCCACCGGATCGAGCGCAATCGCTCGCACAGGAATACTCGTTGCAATCACCGTTGCCTTGGCCGTTGAAGAAATTCCCGATGTATCGGTAGCCGATTGCGTTGCAGCGAAGGCAATACCCGAATACTTTTGAACTGCCACGAACCCTGCGGAAGCAACCAAGAGCACTGCACAGACAACCGGCAATCGCCGCAAGAAGCTCTCCCTTTCGAATAAGAATGGCCGACGCTTTTGGATCCAGGTGCAGGTGTTCGGGTTGTGCGTCGCGAGAATGGTCATCATAGCAGCGAAGGGCAATGAGTGACCAGCGAAGTTCGGCCCAGGCTAGCCAATATTTAATCGAAAACTCATATCACCGCGCTCAACGCGGTTCGATCGGAGGAAATAAATGGCACTCGCGTTCACTTTGGTTGATAGCTGGGATGATGGGAAACGCATCCATGTCGCAGGCACAATTTCGCCATCTGGAAGTTATTCCACTGGCGGCGATACTCTGGACCTTTCGCAGTCTCTGCAAGTGGCCTCGACACAAGCACCCATTCAGGGCACGGCTTGGATGGACGGACTTTCCGGCTATGATTTTGTCTTCTCTCCAGGCTCGGCAATGGACAGTGGGAAAGTTAAGGTTTTTCAGCAAGGAGGAAGCGCCGGCGCGTTTGCGGAACTTGCTGCTAGTGCGTATCCCGGGGCAATCACATCTGACACGGTCACATTCTATGGAATTTTCAAGAAGCTTCAGTAGTCCCAGCTTTTAATCAATCGAAGCGAGCACGTTTCTTCACCAAGATCGAGAGACGCCAATGAGTGTTGAGTCGTTTTCGCCTTTGCCGCTGAGCATCTTTGGTGGCTGGATCACTCTTCTGGATCCATCTGACGTGCCGGCGGGGATGTCGCCAAATGTTGGTAACATCGATTTCTTCCCTGGCGGAGTTCGCACGCGACCGGGGCTGGTCTCGCAATTTCCGGTTGTTGGCGGAGCCCCGCTGATAAATGGCCTGAAAACCTATGTCACCACAAATTTGGTTCAGCGTCTGATCGTTCTCGACTCCAATGGCAATCTTTATAAAGAAACCTCACCCGGCACGCTTTCGCTGATCACTCCGGGAGGTGTGGCGTCCAATCTCTATCTCGATTCCACTACGCTATTCGGGCGCGAGTACATGGCTTTCGGAGACGGCATAACTGGTCAGGACATGCCGCGACAATTCGACGACACTCATTTTGATCGAGTCAGCCAGAACGGTCCTGGCGAGGGACCGGCTGTTGCCGACTCAACTACTATCGGCAACATTTCACCGGGTGTGCACCAGTGTGCAGTAATTTTTGTCACTCGACAGGGCTATTGGACCGCTCCCTCTCCGCCAGCATCGTGGAGCGCCGTTGGCGGCAAACAGGCCAGCGTCACAAACATCCCTACTGGACCATCGAATGTGGTTCAACGCCTTCTCGCATTCACAGCTTCCGGCGGGGTGAATTTCTACAATGTCCCTTCGACCATGACGATCAATGACAACACCACGACTTCTCTCACTGTGGATTTCAGCGATACCATTCTGTTGTCTGGGACCAGCACGGACTATCTGTTCAGCCAGATTGAACTTCCGGAACAGCTCGGTGTAATCGCCTACGCACAGCGGCTTTTCTGGTGGGGCGAGCGCGCTAACATGGACAACTGGCGCAATCTCACGTTCGATGGCGGATGGGATGTCTCGGGTAGTGGCCGCCCGCTGGGATGGCAACTCGATCCATCTTTCGGCGTCGGCGGGAGCCGAGAGGCGAGCGATGTGGTTTGGGCCGACGCCTATCGAATAACGGCGGATGGCGTTACGGCGGCGCGAGGTATGATTGCGCAAAATGCCATTACCGATGCCGCTGGGAACCCGCTATTAGCGAACAACACAGATTATTCCGTGCGTGCCCGTATCAAGCGCAGCTCCGGGCTCGCGGCTGGAACTTTACGCATTAACGCATACAGCCCGACGGCCGGGCAGCTTGCTACCGGGCTTGCCGTCAGCTTCAATCAAACGACCACTACATATCAGGAGTTCACGGCTGATCTGCTTTCGCCGCAAGTCTCGCTGCCTTCTGACCTAACGTTGCGCGTGTATGTAGATGGCGTACCCGCTCCCAATGGGGAATCTTTCCTTGTAGACAATATCGAGGTTTTTCTTACCAATGCCGCCCAAAATTCTTCTCTTATCCGGGGCTCTGGAACGGAAACTCCCGAGGCCTACGATGGCGTTACAGGCATTATGAGCATTGCCGAAAACAATGGGCAAGGGCTTCGCGCCGCGTTTATACTCCGCAACAACTTGTATTTTGTAAAAGAGCGAAGCCTCTACGTAACTGCCGACGATGGCGTGGACGAACCTGCACTTTGGTCAATCGAGGAAGTTTCAAATCAAGTGGGCACACCCTCGGCGCATGGCGTAGGGATTGGGGAAGAATGGGTCGTTATTGCGGGACGCTCCGGTCTCTATCTGTTCGACGGTGGTATTCCTATAAAGCTTTCGCAGGAAATCCAACCCACCTGGGATGCCATCAACTGGCAAGCAGCCCAGCACCTTTGGGTTCAAATTGACACCCAACACAAGCGAATCCTTATCGGTGTTCCAATGGGCACGGCCACTCAGCCGAATCAAATCCTTATGCTCGATTACACGGAAAGCTTCGCAGATCCTCTGGCTGGCTCTCCCGAGCGTTCCCGCAAATGGTCACCGTGGACAATCGCTGCAAATTCGTGCGGATTGATCGAACGGTCCACTGGCTTGGCAGAACTTTTTTTCGGCTCTAATAATTCCACCGGAAAAATCTACGCACTTACTCCTGGCGCGTATTCCGATGACGGATCCGCAATCAATTCCTATTACACCACCGCATTTCTATCGGCCGCGGGTCTGAGTGGAAGAAATCTTTTCGGCTATCTTACCGGATACGTACAGGGATCCGGTTCGCTCGCGGTAACTGCGCTATACCCCGGCAATGCAACATCTGCTTCGCTCGGGTTCTGGACGCTTGGCTCGCCAGCCCCGCAGGATAAGGAGCAGTTCACTAATGTGCTAGCCGAGCGTGTCTCATATCAATTTGGAACCAATTCTGCTGGCTCCTGGTTTTCGCTTACGAAATTTGTGCCTTGGGCCAAGCCGGATCCCTTCGCTTTCGTCCGTGGCACCAGCTGA